TTCGCTAGCTATCTCGGTGGTAAAAAGGAAAAGGAAGAAGAGCGACCGCGTAGGGGCCGCAAGCCTAAGAAGCCGGTTTCGCGTGCGAAGAAGGGTGCCTTTACTGAGCATCTTATGGGCATGTATGGCATGGCTGGTATGGCCGTGTTTATGCGTGACCAGCACTGCGGACAGGTGATCCTAGACAACGCTGAACAGTGCGCCGAAGCGCTCGACGAATTGGCTTATCAGAATGAGTCGGTTCGGCGCGTGCTCGACGCGCTTGTTACTACCTCCGCTTTCGGCGCTGTTGTTATGGCTCATGCTCCGATCATCATTGCTATGGCTGGGCATCATGGCGGTGGCAAAATTCCCTTTGTTCCAACCATCGTTAAGGACGACGAACCAGAGTGAGTAAGAACGGCTTTTACGTTTGGACTCCCGGTAGCTCACAGCAGCGACCGGGAGTTTCTACGTCTAGGCCGAATTCGGCTCCTCCTACTACTGCTGACCCTGTGAGCCGATCTGAGCCCACTTTCCAGCAGTGGAGTCCTCCAGCTAGGCAGACGTTCCAAGAGCTCTCACAGGAGACCAGAAAGCTCGCACAGGTAGCTACACAGGCACCGCGTATCCCGTGGGATGAATTCCGTAAGACTGTGTTCCACTGGAAAGCAGGGGAACATATGTCGCTGATCGGTCCTACTGGACTCGGTAAAACTACGATGCTTGTTAACGTGCTACCCATGCATCCGTTCGTGACAGTCTTTGCTACGAAACCACGTGACAAGACAATGAGCGGACTGATCAGGGATTCGGGTTACGTTCGCTTTGAACGGTGGCCTAACGGACTAGATCCGATTCAGTATCCGCGTCGGGTGATCTGGCCGGATGCTTCCAAGCTCGATTCGTACAGCACGCAAAAGGTTGTGTTCCAAGACGCCTTTGCACGGATTTACCGTGAGGGCGGCTGGACACTAGCGCTGGACGAAACGTGGTACGTAGACGACATTCTCGGCTTAAGTCGAGAAATCAAAACGTACCTACTGCAAGCGCGCTCGCTAGATATCTCGCTGCTGTCCGCATTCCAGCGTCCAGCGTGGGTGCCTAGAGAGTTGTATTCGTCGTCAACTCATTTGATGTTTTGGCGAACGAATGACGAGACTGACCTTCGCTCATTGTCCGGAGTTGGGTTCAGGTCAGCCGCACTGATCAGAGACGTTGTTTCTGATCTTGATTTGTACCAAGTTCTCTACATCAATACCCGTACCGGCGAGATGTGTAGAACACGGTGCCCGGAAGTGAAGTAATTACGGTGAGAGGAAGGACACCTAGTGATTACGCCGTCTGCACTTAATGTGCTGATCATCGGAGCGAGCGTGCTTATTTTCTCGTTCCTGTGGCGCATGGCAGCTGCAAAGCTTGCTGAGCACAACAATCCAATTGGCGACGCTATGGCCGTCGTCCTCTGAAACAAGGAAAGGAAACACAAATGCCTACTGCTGCGACCACTGCTGGTGGTACTGCTCAGGCACGCGGGAACGGACAGCAGCAGCGTGTTGTTCCGACTGTCCCGTTTATCCGTGCATCGTCTGAGCACCGCGAGCCCACTGGTATTGATGTTCAGAAAGCCATGACGGCTGCTGATCAGGACCTGGGCGTGTTCGACGTTCCCGCATACGGTTATGTGCGTTCGCTACTGGTGGTGGTTCAGGCTACCGGTGGTGCTGGTACTTCCGTGACTGCGGGCGAGGATGGCCCGTGGAATGTTCTTAAGAACATTGCTCTGACTGAGCCGAACGGTGCTGTCATTAACCAGTACAACTCTGGTTATGACCTGTTCCTTGCGAACAAGTGGGGTGGCTACCGTTCGCCGGAAGGTGCGGACCCGCGTGCGTCGAAGGTTGTTAGTGCTGTTGCTGGCGCTACCGGTAACTTCACTTTCGTTTACCGGATTCCGGTTGAATTGAACCTGCGTGACGGTCTCGGTTCTCTGCCGAACCAGAATGCGGCTGCGACGTTCAAGCTGCGTCTTACTATGGCTGGTTCGACACAGGTTTACGGCACCGTTCCGACGACGCTCCCGAACGTGCGTGTCCGCGTGTATCTGGAGGCTTGGGATCAGCCGGAAGCTGTCACCGCTGGTCAGTCGAACCAGACCACGCCGCCCGCGATGAACACGACTCAGTTCTGGTCGTCGCAGACTTACGCGGTCAACGTTGGGCAGAACACCATTCGTCTTACGCGCGTGGGTAACTACCTGCGTAACCTCATTTTCATTCTGCGTCGGGGTGGCACTTCCCGCGTGAATGGTGAGGCTGACTGGGCTGACCCGACGACGCTTTACCTTGACACGCGTCCGCTCGACATTATCGAGTCGAACAACTGGCAGCATCAGATGTATGAGCGTACCGGTTTCGGTGGCGCTGGCGTTGCCAATGAGGCTGCTAAGGGCTTGGACAACGGCGTTCGTGTATATGACTTTATGCACGAATTCGACGGCGTCCTCGGCCGCGAAAACCGGGACCTTTGGCTCCCGACTCTCGGCTCTACCCGTCTGGAGATTCAGGGGAGCTTTGCCAACGCTGGCACGCTGACGGTTCTCACGAATGACGTTGCTGTTGCTGGCAGTGTCTTCCTGTAAGGGGATCTAGATGGACGACGGTGGAGAGTACGCAGTCCGGGGAGGAATGGCGAACACTGAATACGCTACCGCTGCGGTAGTTATCGGTGCGCTTATCTTCCTCATTCTCATTCGACGCGGCTTCCGGGGAGTTTCCGCCGGTGGCCTTAGCGTCGGCATTCGCTGAAAGGAAATCGGAAATGTTCGGGCTTGATCTTAAGAGCGTGATTGTCGGCATTCTCATTGCCATGTTCGTAATTCCGTGGGTGACGGGAATGCTGAACCGTCCTAAGGCTGCGGCTCCGGCTGCGTAAGGGAGGTTTGATCAATGGCTAAGGCTCTGGAATTCACAGAATATGTCGGCACTGCTGACGACGCAGACGGCGACCCGCAGGAGACTACGGTTCGCGCTTGCGTCATTGGTGCTGATGACGTTTACGTGACCGATCCGAATACGGGCAACCGTGTTCGCCGGGAGCTTATGACTCCCGTCGGTTCGCGCCAGGTAAGCGAGGGTGACGTCTTTGTTGAGACTGAGCGACCCAACGTTTACGACTACCTGACCGGTGAGGCTTGGGGTTCCACCGGTTATGCGGATGAAGCGCCCGCTCCTAAGGCTACTCGTAGCCGTAAGGCGGCTGCTGATGGTGGAGACAGCTAAAGGAATCATCGTGAAGAATCCGCTTACAGTTATTGGCGGAATCGTCACGCTGGTGGGGATGCTTCTTCTGACCGTGTGGGTGTTTTCGGCAACGGGAACACTCACACCGGAACAAAGGAACTTCGCATTCATCGGGATTGTTGGAATGGTCCTGAATTCGATTCCTTCTATTCTAGGTCTGCTGAAATCCGAGGCTACTCAGCATGACATCCGCAATGGTGTTGTTAAAGGTAAGGTAAAGGAAGCAATCGAGGAAGTAGCGAGCGACCCTGATTCGCCTGCTAGCGTTCTCGCAATTCCTGCACCTCCGGAAGAGGAAAGGAAACACGATGGGTGACAAGGCGTTCAATATCCTTGGAGCCATTGTCACTGTCGCGCTGGTTACCACTGTCGTTAGTCGTCCGACTAGTGCAGCGGTAATCCGTGCAATGGGTGACGCTTTTGCAGGCTCTATCCGCGCTGCTCTGGCTAAGTAGAAAGGAGGCAGGCAAATGAACGATCCTTACGCGCACAGTCGTACCGAGGATTTCAACGATTCTCCGGAATACCCGGCGCTGAATTCTCGCTACGCTGTTCCCGGTATTGAGGATGATGCGCCGTACACGGATACGTTCGGGTGGTCTGCTTCCCTTCGCTTGTCCGCACAAGAGATTCCCGACAATGCACGTTTGCAGGAACGTGCATTGCGGGATTTCTACCCTGATGGTCCTAAGAGCCCAGAACAGTTCTACGGTTCCCGGGATTCTGACGACGCGAACAGGCACCGGGCAGAGGACCAGTCCGCGACCGGGTGGGATGAATCCAAGGGGATTGGTTCCGAACGTCGCTGGGCTCCGAATCCGCGTGAGATTCCGCCACCGGAACCGCGCGTCACGTCCAAGATTGCGCCTAGAACTTACTCATTCCTGCGACCGTTCAAACACGGTCTAGGTAAGGGTTCTGTTCCTAACGCTCTCAATGGGCAGCATTTTAGTATGGCTGATCATCGCCGGAATTATGAGATTGGCGGTATGCAGCCCGCTACTAGTAGGCGTAACACTTTCCGCATTGAACCGACCCCTTGGGATACGGACATTGTAGACATGCCGCCGAACGTCGCTCCGGTTGCTGCTCAGGCTCGAATTCAGAGTGTGGAAGTTGCCTACGGCACCCGTAACTTTAGGCTGGCGTAATGGCTACTCCCGACCTTGGCAAGATGATTGGTCCACTTCCTCTCGGTGCATGGATTGCTGTTGTCGGTGGCGGGCTAGGGCTGATGTTCTACACGCGCCGACAGAGCGCCAATGCACAGCCAACTGATCCGGACCAAATGCCTGAGGATACTGGCACTACTCCCGGCGTTGGTATGGGCGGCTCTGGTCAGTGGGTAGACGTGACTCCTCCCGCTAACGGCACTGGCGACACGAACAGCGCTGAGACGAATGACGAATGGGGAGTGTCTGCTATTACCTACCTGAACGGGAAAGGCTACCCTCCCGGGCCGGTTAATAGCGGCATTACTAAGTTCCTGAATCAGCAACAGTTGGACGCGCAAGAGTACGCCCTTGTGGGTGTTGCTCTTGCGCATTTCGGCAGTCCTCCTACGCCTGTTCAGGGTCCTTATGGTCCTGGCGCTGTTGTTCCGCCTACAGGGAACACTGCGCGCTGGCCGGTACCGAAAGCGCCGTTCTTTACGTACACGATTCGGAATGGCGATACGCTCGCAACTATTGCATCCCATTACGGGACCACAGCAACGAACCTGTATCTGTGGAATGCAGTAAAACTTGATTACCGAGCAGTGCTCACAGGAAACAAGGTCAACAGTCACGGCGGTAAGTACATTTACGCTGGCACTGAGATCACGATTCCGTGGGGATTGCGCGGGCAACACTACACACCGTAGAAAGGCAGAAATGATGTCAGATTTGACCGAGGCTCAAATGGACGAATACCGCGCTGCTAGTGGCGAGGAACGCGGTAAGGATGACAAGGGTCGAGACATGGTCGAAACCATGACCGACCGGGAGCTACTGAAAGAATCTGTTGTGCTGCTGCGAGCATTCGGGGATGCGCTCGAAACTCTTGGGCAAAACCCGATGCTCAAGGCAATGATGCCAAAGGGATTGGTTCGGTAAATGCCTAAGCTCTCAGATCAGCAAATCGCGCTTTATGCTTATAGAGCGGGATTTCGCAATAAGGCGGGAGCCCAGGATTTAACTCTGGCTGTCGCTATTGCGCTGGCTGAGAGCGACGGCGACCCGTCTGTTACTCACAAGAATTCGGACTCTCGCGGGACGACGGATCTTGGAACGTGGCAGATTAATAACTACTGGCATCGTGACTTGCTTGCTAAATACAACTGGTCCGATCCTCAGGCGAACGCTGATATGGCGTACATCATTAAGACACAGCGGGGAGGCTGGTCTCAGTGGAGTACGTTCAACAGTGGACGCTTCTTTAAGTACATGCCTAGGGCAATGAATGCGGCCGCTGCCGTGACGGGTGGTCAGGTGCCCACGATGCCCGGTGACACTTCCACTTCTACCGCGAATATGGACAGCGATAGCAGCGGGATTTCAAGTCTCACTAGCGGACATACGTGGTTGCGCGTGGCAATGATCCTGAGCGGTAGCGTGCTGCTGCTAGTTGCTCTGGCAATGCTTGGGTGGGAAGGTGCTCCAGAGGGAGCTAAAACACTCGCTAAGACTGCTGCCAAGACAGCTGTGAAAGCAGCTGTAGTTGCCTAGGACGACGAATGAACACAACGAACGCTGTACTAATGACGGGATTGGTTGTCGTCGCCGGTCGCTGGGCTGGTGGCAAGCCTCTTGATATCAGAATGGCTGTTGGCACGGCAGGACTCGCATTGTTCCTTGCTGTAATCAACAGTTCATCTCCGGACCTTGCCAGTAAGTTTGCTGTGCTGGTTCTTATCTCTGCAGTGTTTCTGTACGGGCCGACGATCACGAAGAAAGCAGGGCTGAGCAAGTGAACTTCTCTCCGCTGCCAGTGATCATGCTTATGGTGGGGATTGTCCTCATCTATTCGGGCGTGAAAGACGTTGACCCGCGCGCTGTTGTAAAGAACGCATTGCAGGGAAAGCCTACTAAGAAAGCTGCCAGCGCCGGGGTCACCCCTCCGCCTTCGGGCTTTGACCCCGGCGCTGGCGCTGGTAAGGGTAGTGGGGACGGTGGGGGTGGTAGCTGGTGACAAAAGTCTACGTACTGGGAGCCGTTAAGCCTTGGGTTAAAACCACTGCTAACGAGATTGGCAACCGGTACAACGTAGACACCATTTATGGTGTCGGTGCTAGAGAGACTGCGAACAGCGACCACCCTAAAGGCTTAGCTCTTGACTTTATGGTGGGTGCTGACTCCCAGAAAGGTGACCAAATTGCTGCGGACTTGCAACAGAATTGGCAGGCATACAATGTCACCTACATTATCTGGAAGCAGCGAATTTGGAACGAATCACGCGCTAGCGAAGGTTGGCGAGCGATGCCCGATCGGGGATCTATTACCGCCAATCATTATGACCACGTGCATGTTTCCTTCCAAGCTAAAGCCAAGATCGTACAGACAGAGGGACCCGGGCCGGACGGTGGAGGACTCCACATTCCCGACCCGTTGCAGGGAGTGAAAGATTCGGTCTCCGCATTAACTGACGTTGTTAAATTCGTCAGCGATTCCCACAACTGGCTCAGGGTGGGAATGTTCGCGCTAGGGATGCTGCTAATTCTTTTGGCGCTAATCATGCTCGGTACTGGTAGCAATACCATTGGTGCAGTAAAGAAGGTGAGTAAAAGTGTCAGATATGTTCGGCCCCGCAATGCTTAGTGTGACCACTAGTGTTCAGGCGTTTTATACGCTGCTGCCAAAGCTGAGTGAAGTGCGCAAGGCTGATCCTGTATCCAATCCGGATATCGCTGCTGATGTTCGCATGGGTGAGGTTGGCGCTGTTGCTCTGACTCTTGGGGTCGGTGCTATCGCTAGTAGCCTCACTAGGAACCCTCTACCGGCTGTTACAGGGGTCGCTATGGCTCTCGTGCTGGTGGCTGTGTATGAGGCTGCTCTGAAGTCTCACAGGCCGTTTGAGAGCGTTGTGGCACAGCCTCACATTCGACTGTTGCGAGAGGAGGAGCAGAATGCCTAACCCGCTTACCCGTGTGGGTACCCCTGTGCAGTCCAAACCGGTGCAGGATCGTCCAGAGCCTGTAGCTCCGATTCCGGAGTCTGTGAAGGGTGACAATAACCCTTATCGTGGGCTAGAGGACCACGGTGTGCCTAGTGACAATAAGCCTGCTCCTCCGGGGACTTGGGCTGACAATCACGAGGGATTCACGTACGTAAAGCCACCGCGTGAGCAAGACCCGATTCCGGTTGAGATTGTCAACGAATACGGGAGCGAATATCGACGTTACCGCATTCATCGCATGAGCATTGATAACACGCGAGGAATGCAATTCGTCGGTCGGAATGATGCCCGTACTTCGATTCTGGTGCAGAACAGAGATGCCGCTAATAGCATCTTTATTTACCATGCGCCGGTTGACCCGTACAACACTGCTCAGGCTTTCGAGCTTGCTGCAAAGGAAGACATTACTCTGATGACGCAAGCTCCCATTTACGTTGTCGGTTCCAATGCTGCAATGTGTACGGTTCAGGCAATCGAGTATTACAGCGTTCAGGAGTAACAGTGATTATCCCTTTGGATGCATCCGCCACAGCTACGGCAGACGCTAGCGGTAATGCGACTGTGCGCATGTCTCCTCAGGTTGCAGGTTCATCGTGGGTTGTTAAGCGGATGATTACCGCGATTCCCACGATGGACCCGCAAGCAATTGTGAACCTAAAGGTCTATCGCAACATTATTTCCGAGGCGAATAGATTGGATGCGACTTCAAGTGCTGCACAAGATTCGAGTGAAACAAACATTCCTGTCCGTACTACTGACACTCTCATTGGCGTGTATTCCAGCGTCACTCCCGGCGCTAGCTGCACCCTCACCGTCACCGGCGACAACGACACCGGACGCAGGTAGTACCGTGGCGTTTACCGATCCGAATAAGGCCCTGCTAGCTCGGAGCATTCTCACTGCTACTAGTGGGAAACGAATCTACGTCAACGGTCCTGACGCGCCGAACGGTATTGCCTTCTATACCGGGGATGCTGCGGAAACCTTTCCTGGCGTCATTCAGCCGGATACAGGCTCTGATTCGCTCGACACTACGTATTCCAGTCCGCTTACTGCTGGACACGCTGGTTCTCAACTGGTGCTGTCCACTGGTAAGACTGCGATTGATCAGGATGAAATCGCCCTGAATTCGCAGAACGTAACTGTTGCTGCTGACGAGAATATCGAGCTGCACGGTCGCTCTTACGGCGCTGGTGGGTCGTACGCTTACGGCCTTCTGACGCATGACGGTACAGGCCCGTACATTGATTTCAATGCTCCCCGTATCTTTCTGCGTGACACTGATAGCGGGAATGACAATGGTCTAGTTGTCACTGGCAACAAGATTTCGTCCATTAAGGACGACGTTTGGTGGAATGCTGCGAGCGCTGGTGGGACCGTTAACAGTTGGACTGATACTGCTGGTTCTCGCTTTGCCTACAGCAAGGATGCGACTGGACGTGTGAGCCTGCGTGGATTGATGAAATCCGGCACTGCTACGACAATCATTACGCTTCCTGTTGGCTACCGTCCTACGTCCAATCTTGAATTCACGATGCGCGCTGGCACGGTGCTTTCTTCCGTCGCTGTGTCTACCGCTGGTGTGTTGACTGTTACTGCCAATTTCACCACTGCGGCGTCGTCTGGAATTTACTTGGACTGCATCAGTTTCCCCACGATTTAAGGAATAGATATGCCGTACAGTCCTCCGCAGATTGATACCGTATTTGCTACCTATACCGCCCGCTTTCAGTTGAACGGTGGCACTGAAATTGATTTGATGTTCGTTGACCCCTTGGGTATGGGAACTCAGCCCAACACGGACTCAGACTTTCAAGCTGCTGTTGATGCTCTGGCTGCTGCTGGCTGGACCTGTGAGCGCGCTTCTAAGAGGTACACGACTGTAGAAACGGTGATCCCCTCATGACGATTCCAGAGGGCACACAGGGCTATAACGACAGTGGAGAGCGCTACTTCCTGGCTCCCTCGCTGGTGGCCTTCCGACACAGCGTGAATGTCGCTTACCCGAACCGTGATTACGAGTCCGATGGTTGGATTGGGGATGCTGCTCATGCCGCCAGAGTTTCGGAGCATAATCCGGATTGGGCTGCTAGTGGTTATATGCATGGTGTTGTTAGAGCTATTGATATCACGAATGACCCTGCATTACCTGAGATTAGAGAACGCGTACTTGCGTCAGCTATTAACCATCCTGCTGTCTGGTACGTCATATCAAACGGAAAGATTTACTCACGAACTTACGACTGGGTTGCCCGTGATTACACAGGAGCAAATCAGCACAGACACCACGTCCACATTTCCATAAACAAGGATTTGGCGTCGGCGAAGAATACCACTTTCACACTGAAGACAATTGTTAGGGAGACTCCGGACATGGCTTTGTCCAAGGAAGACAGGGACTTTATCACTGGTGAATGCCAGCGATTCGCAATCGCCAATAACGAATATCTCCGCCAAATGGTGGACGATATTGGCAATTATGCGGCTGCGGCTACTGACGCTGCTGTCAAGAATGACTTCGACG